TTATTGGGCGCGGACCCGGTACCGGTTGAGTACGTACTGTTCGGCCAGGGTCCAGCCGTTGAAGAACGTGCGTTGGTCGGAGGTGAAGTCGGCCATGACCTGGTTGAGGCTGGACTGGCGTGGGTTGCCGGCGAGTCGGGCTGCCGCGGTGGTGATGACGGCGGCGATCTCCGCGTTGGGTTCATCGGAATTGGGGCCGTCGTCGAATCCACGGCCGCGGGTGTAGGCCTTGGCCATCGCGGTGATGATGGGGATAGCTGCGCCGGGGCTGCTGATCTTCGCGTTCAGCAGCCCGGCAACAGCTTCTTCGGTGACTTCGGCCATTAGGCGCTCAGGACGATCACGGCTTCAGGGTGCAGCAGACCGAGGTCGTAGCGTGTGACCACGCGGATACCGATCTGGTCGTAGTCGGCGTAACGCTCCGAGAGGATGGTCACGGACGGGGCCATGTCGCGTGCGACGGCGATTTGGCTGGTGTCGGCCAGGACCGCCTTGCCCTGCTTCAACTTGTTGGTGACCGTGACGGGTACACCGAATAGCCGGTAGGTGGGACCGGAGGTGACGTCGGACTCCAGCAGGTATTGCTTGCTGTCGGTGTCGTTGGTCTTCAGCTTGCGCAGCGCGATGAAGTCGGTGCCGTTGACGAACCAGCGGTTGGGCATGACTTCGGCCGCCGATGCCAGCGCGATCGCGTCCAGCAGGGAGTCTGCGTCGGTGACGTCGAGGTCACCGGTCTGTACGCCGGGCTGGTTGATCAGGCCTGTGATGCCGTTGGCGGCTTCGCCTTCGGTGCTGGTGGCCACGGTGGCGTTGGTGGCTTCCAGCTGGTCGACGGCGGTGGCGGCCAGGGCGCCGGCGAACGTCACAGTGTAGGGGCCGCCCGCGCTACCGGCGACGGTGGCGTTACCGGCCCCGATCGTCGACAACCCCTGGATGGCGGCCTCGACTGTGGCCGCGTCGGCGGTATCGGCCAAGTCCGCCGTGCTCACCCCTCGAAACGACACCGTGAACGGGTCACCGGTCACCGTGACGACCTGTACCTCATTGGTGGCCTGGCCAGCGCCGGTGAGTAGCGCGAGGTCGAGCTTGTCCGAGACCACCTTCACCAGCCGGTTCTTTAGGGTGGCGTCGATCCCGATCACGCTTTGGCGGGCGAGTTCGCGGCTGTAGCGTTCGATGACTTTGATGCTCTTGCGGTCCGTGGGCATCAACACAACCTCATCAAAGGTCGTATCGTGATCCGAGGGGATCAACTCGTTTTCACCGATGAATCCGACGGTGCTCGATTTCGTCAGCTTGGGGATCCGCAATACCCCAGAGGTATCAAAGATCCTCGGCCCGGACGACAGGACAACGGAGGCGGCTTCGAGGGGCTGCACCAACAGGGCCGACACCTGATCGGCAAGCAACTGCGGGTTAGCGGCAGTGGTTTCAACCATGAGAGTCCTTGAGTGACAGCCTTTTCCGGGGCAACCCGTGAAAAGGTCAGTGGATTTAGGATCGTTGTAGTTTTACAACGATCTCCGGAACCCACGCCACCAGGACGAAACGGGGCCAGCTCACCAGGAACCGGCCCCACCAGAATACCCGGCTGGCGCCTCTCCGGTTTTCAGGAGAAGTTGCCCTGCTTTCCACCCCGGCGCGCGTGGGCGGCACACTTCCCGGCCAGCGCGTATTCCCCCATCGAAGCCGTAGGTCGGAAGCCATAGATTCAACCTATGCCTTTGTCCTTACTGTGCCCGCTGCCGCAAGATTGCCGCCAAGTCCACAGTGCCGGCGCCGGATGATGTTGCGCCTTGCCCGATATCACCGACCGGGCGCCGGTTCACGAGGTGCGGTTTGCGGGCCAGCAAGTCGTCGATCGCGGCCGCCATCTTGTCGGCGTCGTCGAGGTGCTCCGCATCGAACGGCAAGTCTGTCGGGTCGGCCAGGCGGCCAGTAGCCCGCACCAACTCCGTGTGCAGCCGTTGCGCGTACTGGTCGGCTTGCTGGGCTCGCTGCCGGTAGCGGCCGTTCTCCTGGCGCAGCTCCTCAACGTACGAGCGTGGGAACGTGTCGGGCTCCTCGTCGCCAGGATCGTCCGTCACCTGCTCGGTGTCACTTGCGGTGGCCTCGGTGTCGTCCTCGCCATTGTCGACCGTGGTTGTCTCGGTGTTGGTGTCGGTCATGATGCTTGGTTCCTTTCGAGTTGCCGGGTGTACTGGGTTGATTGAATGCTTTTGGCGAGAACGATTTTCGGTGTGCAGTTGCAGCCCTTGTGATGCTGAAACGGGTGGTTTTTAGGCCAGATGCGGCCATTACGCCACCACCACCGGCACAGTTGGCAAGGGTCGTCGTCCATCTGCCGTGTCCAACCCTCCACTAGTGGCTGTGCAGTCATAGCTGCTATGGCGGCGTTCTGGCCGGTCTCCAACGGTTCAGAGCGGGCCAACCGCTCCAACCGCATGCCGGCGACCTCTACGGGATCACTGTCGGGCGCAAGTTCACGCCCGCGGGGTTGACCGCCGGCGGCAGGTGGTTTGAGCATGCCGATCAGCCCGTCCAAGATCGTGTGGGCGGCTCGTAGCAGCCGGTCGTAGTCATCGGCCGGCGCGATGCCCGTAGACGGTGCCGGCAAGGTGGTAGCTTTCTCGATCTGTAGCGCAACGTAGGTGTCGGCCAGGGTGAACGCTGCCGCGTTGGCCGCGTTCACCAGCACCGCGATCAGCTCCTCGGCTTCCTCGGTGGTGATGTGCCCGGCCCGCAGCGCGGCGTACACCTCGGCCGCGCGGGCCGCGGTTCTATCGGCCAGAGCACCCGACCTGGCCTGGTAGTCCCCGACGAGTGTCATGCGGCCGGCCTCGGCTCAGGCCCGGCCAGTAGGAAGTTAGCGCCGGCGGCGTCGAGTGCCTCGGCGCGCCGAGCTGTTCGAATCTTCGCAATTTCATCGTCCGAGTAGCCGAGCTTCGCGAGCGCATAGGAGGCGGGTAGCAGGCCGGCCTGGTGCAGTTTGACGACGGCGTCCGCTTGTTGCGCAACGGACCGAGTTGCGGCGTCAGCCCACTGCACCCGCGCTTTGAGCTCCATGGGGTCGCGGCCGTCACGAACCGCCAACATCAGCTTGGCCACCTGCTCCCAGGCGCGGCCGAAGGTGGCTTGGCGGGCTTCGGCGCGGGCGGTCAGGCTGGCCTCCGCTGCGCGTAGGGCATCGGCGCTGGCGGGATTATCCGTGAAGACACCGACATAATGCGCGGGCAGCGTGGACACGGCCATGATCTGGCCCAGCAGGATGTTGACCGCGTTCTCATAGCCGGTGAGTGTGGCGGCGTCGAGCTGGCCGAACTTCGCGCCCTGTTCCTCGCTGATCATGCTGCGGTGGCCTTCGGGGATCGGGTTGGCCTCGGTCGTGACGGGTTGGCCTTCGTCGTCGAGGACGGGGTTGCCGTCGTCGTCGAGCACCGGTTCCTCGGTGAGTTCGATTCCTGTTGCCCAACGCCGCGGCCGGCCAGTGAATTCGCTCGTCGTCATCATGTCGGCGAGCAGCTTGTTGAGCGCGTCCACGAGCGGCTTCAGGTCGTCGATCTCTGAGCAGCCCCGCTCACTGAGAATCAGATCGCTATTGCGCAAGTTGACCACCGGGACAACACCAAGCGGATTCGCCAGCGTCCCAACAAGGTTGTACCCCACCGTAGTTGCTCCGGTGGCGTTGGCGCGGTAGTGGCTGATCAGGTCCGGCTCGTATAGCATTACTTGCGTTGTGGTCTTCGTCTCCCACCGTTTCGCCGCCGCGGTAATCTGCCGGGTTCCTGGGTCGTGTTGGGCGACAACCTGTTTCGCTGACTCAACCGTGACTTTAGGCCGGCCGAGCTTGTCAGCCCACACGATGACGAACGAGTCACCGAGCAACAAGGCTTCGCGGTGCGCGACACCGGAGAGTTGGTCGAGGTCGTTGCGGATCCAGTCGTCCCAAAGGTCGGCGGCATCCCCTGAGAATCCGGTGATCCGTAACCGCTCGGCCAGCGCAGTCACAGCCAGGCGCGGAATGTTAGATGCCATGCGGCCGAACCGATCCCCCAACGCCGTCTTGGCCTCTGGCGACAGGAACGCCAACGGCTGCTCCCCCCGGTAGTAGAGGCCGAGCTCGTTGTAGCGGGCGGCGGGCTCGTCAAGCCGCTGCATCAAGCTCAGCAATAATGCGTTGTCTTCGCTCACTTGAAACTCCTTGTCTTACTTCGCTTCTTATGGGTTGCTCGCCACGTGGCGCGGCTGTGGGCCATGACCAGGCAGGCGGCCAGGTCGATCTTGGGAGCGGTGCGTGACCGTGACCCCTTGGACAACCGCATACCGCGCGCGTCCTCGACAATGCACGCCGCACCGACGTGCGCGGCCAACTTCGCGTCACCGCTATGCGACATACGGCCATTCACCGCAGCGGAATACAGGTCGGTGGTGGCCGCGGTCAACCGGGCCGGCGAGTGCGGAAACTCCACCACCGGCAGCTTCTCGGCTTCCAGCGCTTGCAGGGTGCGAGTCCACCTGAAAGGGTCGGCGATGATCTCCACGACTTGCCAGCGCCGGCACGATGCCCGGATAGTGGCCTCCACGTCGGCGATCGGCACCCGGTAGTCGGTGTCCTTGCGGTGCGGGCGCTCCCACACGGCGATCGTGTCGAAATGCGGTTCCGGTGAGACAGTCCCGACCAACAACGCGGTGGTGTCGTCAGAGAACGAGCCGTCAAGCGCGATCACAACCTCGGCCCGATCGGGCACACCCACACCCGTCGACAAGTCATTCCACACCTCACTGGGCAAAAATTCCCCCTGGGTGTCAGCGGCCAACTGACACAACCGGGCCCGCCGAAACGTCGCCTCCCGCGTCTTCGGCGGCAACAACGCATGCAGCGCGTCACGATGTAGAAAATCGTCCAAGGCGGGATTGGCCAAGTCCCAGCAGTGCTCGCAGTCGACCGGGTGGTGCTCGAAGCCGGCCGCCGAAAACTCCCGCCACACCAACGACGAATCCTCAGGATGCTCAGCCGCATACGAACGCAAGTCGAGGAGGACCTGATCCTCGAGGTTCGGGCCCGGTGTGCCGATGCACACCAGCGTCGACCGCTCCCGCTTCCCCTGCGCCAAGGTCAGCACCTCATAGCTGTCGCGGTTGGCCACGCCGGCCTCGTCAAGAATCGCCAACGTGTAATCGAGACCTTCGAGTCGCTTCGGTTCCGCAGGCAGACAGTGAAACTGCGCGTCACGAACCGGAATCACGAGCCGTTCCTTGAACACCTGGCAGCGCGACTCCAACTGGCCGTTCAGCTCGACCATTCGCCGGGCGATGCCGTAAACGATGCCGGCTTGCCTCTCGTCGACGGCGACCACGCACACCACGGCACCCTCACCACCACAGAACAACTCGTACAAGCCCCACGCGGCCACCAACGACGACTTACCCTGACCCCTGGGCAGCATCCACCCCGCCGTACGCGGCTGCGGGTCACTGTCGAGCACCGACCCCACCAGGTCACGCTGCCAGCTCCGCAACCGCAACGGAGACCGAGCACCGGTGCCCTTGGGCACGACGATGTACCGCTCACAAAACCGCCCAAACCGGGCAGACCCCACCGACCGCGGCCGCCACGGCAACGGACTCGGATCAACTGACGCCTTCGGGCCAGCTTTCAACTTGAAAGTCCCCCAGTGTGTAACGCCCCCTGCGCCTTACCCCCGCGGCTGAAATCCCCTTTGCTGGGGGCGTCTCCCCAGGTCAACAGGGCACGCTCAGCGGCGGCGATGCGTTCGCGGCCGGTGCGGGTGGGGTGGCGGCGGTAGGTGGCGGTGAGGGCGGCCAGTACGCGGTGTAGGTCGTCCTCGTTGTAGCCGGTGGTGCCTCGCCTGCTGTTGCATGATCGGCAGCGGATGGCGATGTTCTCGCGGCAGTGGACGAGTTCGGGTGCGATGGTCTTGGGAAGAATGTGGTCGCAGGTGAGGTCGCTGCTCGATCCGCAGTCGTCGCACCACGGCTGCGCGCGGCGGGCGTGGGTGGAGATGGCGCGCCAGCGTGGGTCGTGGGCGGCTTGGCCGGGGCGGCGACGAGCTGCGCGGGTGTCCTTCACCCGGTGCTCATCACACCGGCTGTTTGCTGCGGGTTGGCCGCAGACGAGGCATGGCTTGAGGGTCATCTACTGGTTGCTGTCGTGTAGGCGGTCGATGAGTAGTTCCAGTTCGGCGCGTTCGAGGTTCACCAGCGAATGAAGCTGGTGGGCCAGGTCGTGGACTTGTGGTCCGGTCAGGTGGACCTCGATGGCGCCGAGGGGTGGGGGTGCGTCGATGAGTAGGCCGACGCTGAGTTTGCGTTCGGGTGCGCGTCCGATCATGAGGCGGATGGGGCCGGAGACGCGGATGAGGTCGTCGGGCAACGCGGTCAGTGGTGTGTTGCTGATGCGGTGGTGGTAGTCCATGTTGGGTTCTTCCTTTGCTTTGCTGAGCAGAAGTCGCAGACGCCGGTTTTGCTGTTGGCGGGTGCGCGGCGGCAGCCGGGGCACAGTGGAGGTCGGCGTTTGGGCATGGTGGCGGGTGAGGGTTTTTGGCTGGTTTCTGCCGGACATCCGTCAGCATCCGTCAGCACCGTCAGCAATGGTGTTTGAGCTGCGGTTTCCTGCTGACGGATGTTTTCGCGCTGACGGATCGAAGTGTCAGCGCCGTTCGAAGTGTCAGCACCGTTTTGTGGTTTGACCTGCGGTGCGACGGATGCTGACGGTTCCTGACGGATGTACCGCGAGAATGCGTCGTGCAAGGACTCCAGCTTGTATCCGCGTACGGCGGCATGTCCGATGCGTTCCGGCTTGATGCCGAAGCCTTTGAGCCGGTAGGCGAGTTTGCGGGTTGTTAGCTCGAAGTCGTTCCATGGCGACTCGTCGAGTTTGCGCAGCGCCGACACCAGATCGGCTGATGCCAGGAACGGCACCGTCCGCTCAGTGAAGATGCTGCGGATATCGGCGAGCAACTTGGTGCCGAGTGAGCTGTCTTCGTCTGCGGAGTCGGCGGCGTTGACGAGCGCGACGCAGGCGGCTCTGGCGGTGTCCGGCCAGTGCCCGCCAGCAACGTCAGCGACCGCGATGAGCGGTTCCCAGGTGTCGGCCGCGCGATCCTGCACTGGCATGTCCGGGGTGGCTTGCTTCAGCTCCTCGAGGTGCCCAGCAGCCCACTTTGCTAGCCGCTCCCTTATCTCTTGGAGCTTCGGGCCGTCGCGGCGGGACCGGTACTGCTGCACCTTCTCGCCGGTCGACCTTCGACGCTGGGTGATGTTCACGCCGCGGTCGGTGATGGTGTCGGGCATGGCGCCGATGCCGGCGAGCGCCACCATGCAGAACGTCGAGAACTCAGTGGGGATCTGCATGGGTCCGACACAGCGCAGCGCGGGACGGCCGCGCTGGTGGCCGGCGTTGAGCAGCGCGCGCAACTCTTCATTGTTCTCAGCGACCTTTTTGGAGCCGAAAATCGTGTCTGCCTCGTCAATGATGAGCGTGGGCGGATGGTCGTCACCGATCGAGCGGAAGATGGCCGCTACCGTCGCGTTCGCGGTCGCCAGCGGCCGGTGGCACGTGCCGGTGATGACGTCGAGCAGCCGCGTCTTTCCACAACGTTTCTCGGGGCTGGTGATGACCAGCCGCGGCGCGCATTCGAACGCGGGAAGCGCGTGGGTTGTGACGATCCATAAGGCGGTCGCCACCGCGGCGTGCTCATCGGGGAAGATCACGTATCGCTTGATGGTTTCCAGGAGATCGTCGAGCATCCGCGCGTCGGCGGAGGCCGCCCACTGCTCGGCGGCCTCCTTCCCGCGCTCGACTTGATCAGTCGTCATCTGACCCCTCGTCGGCGATCGCAGCGTCGAGGTGCTGCCACAACCGGCGACACGCGTCTCGGCGCCCGGTCCGGTGCCCCCACCGGAAAGCCTCGGCCCGCCGACCCAACCACGGCCGAATCCGCGGCGGGTCAATCGGCCAATCCCGGTAGTGCTCGCACGTGCATTGGGTGCCGTAGGCGCACCGGCGCGCGGCACACGGCGTCTCGCGGACCTTGGCCGCCATCACGAGCGCACCACCCGGCTGATGCCGTCGCTGATGTCTGCGGCCGCGACGAACAACGCGGCCAGGGAGCGCGCATCACCAGACCGAAGGTTGACTTTCTGCTCGATCCAGTCGCTGCCGTCGTAGACGAGGCGAGCGATCTGCACGCCGGTGCGATGCCGTTCCTCGGCGCGTGCCTGTTCCGCGGTGTAGCTGCCGTGCAAGAACGGGGTGATCGTCGACACCCACAACTGGACGCGCATCCAGTCGGGCTCGGTGCGGCCGTCGACACCGCCGACCTGGTATTGACAATACGGTTCGCGGACGTCGTGCCGGCCCTCGTCGCGGTCGATGCACCAGGAGGCGTGATGGCCGTAATAGGAGCGCTCGGAGTCGGGGCACTTCTCCGTCGAGTGCCAGCCGTAGCGCCCGCAGTTCTCGCAACGCTCAAGCTGGTGATCCGCGGCCTGCTGGTCGCTGTTGACGGGGTGTTGTGACATGATGGGGTTTCCAATCTGATTTGTGGTGAGGGTTGGTTCAGAAGCCCCGGAGGTTGCCGCCTCTGGGGCTTCACTGTTGGCAGGGTTGGTCACGCGGCGTCACCACCGATTCGGTTGTCCGCCAGGAACTTCAGAACATCGGCACGGAGGTAGCGAATCCTTCGTCCGACGCGCGTCCATGGCAAGCCTTTGTTCAAGTAGCGATCTTGGGCGAGGCTCGCCTCGGTCGTGCCCAGGAGTCTCGCCACTTCCTTCGCTGTAGCGACAGGTGGCAGTAGGTGGGTGGGCACCGCGCTCGATAGGTCATCCACAATTGCGGCGACCTGCGCGGACAACTCAGTCATTGCAAACGATCTCCATTTCTCTCTGGTTCACCTCTATTTTTTAGAGGTACGGCTTCAAGAGATATCACGCTTGGTCACGACATGCAAGAGTTGCTTGCTTACCTTCATCTTTTGCATGTAGAACTGCGGGTATGGCAGGCAAGAAACTTGAGCTTGGACGAACCGGGCGGGTAGTCGCGGATAACGTGTTCCGACTGCGGGATGCCGCCGGCCTTAACTACACCGAGTTGTCGAATCGGCTTGCTAAATACGAACGAGATATCCCGCCACTAGCGGTTCGGCGAATTGAAGAGGGTAACCGGCGTGTGGACGTGGACGATCTTGTGGGTTTGGCTCTAGCACTTGATGTTTCGCCGAGCACATTGCTTATGGCCAAGAGCAAAACGGGTGACGACTCGGTGGCGGTTACTGGCGCGGATAGTGGCGTGGAAGCTCGGAGGCTGTGGCGTTGGCTGGTCGCCAAGCGGCCATTGATCGGAGATCCAGACGGAGCAGCCGTGTTCGAGTTTCTAACCCGGGCGGTTCCCGGTTGGCTGCTCGGCGGCGCCGAAGACGACAGGTACGACCTGGTCGAATCCGGTGTGGAGCCGTACCTCACGCGCAGTGTGCGCACGTATGGCAGTGAAGAGAAAATTAGAGAGCGCGCTGATGGCGACGATTGAACGCTACGAAATATCTTCTGGCGCAACGCGTTACAGGGTTAGATACAGGACGCCAGACCGCCGGCAGACGGACAAGCGGGGTTTCAAGACCAAGCGTGACGCCGAAGTGTTCGCCAACACGGTTGAGGTCACCAAGATGCGGGGCGAGTATGTCGCGCCGGCGCTGGGCAAGATCACGGTGGGTGAGTTGGGTCCGGGCTGGCTGGCCCGTCAGGAAGGCGTGATGAAGCCCTCGGCGTATCACTCTGTGGAGTCAGCCTGGCGGGTTCACGTACAGCGGCGTTGGGCGACAACCCAAATCGCCGACATCGCATATTCGGAAGTGCAGGCGTGGATCACCGAACTGTCGACGCGGCGCAAAGCCACGGTGGTCATCACCGTGTACTCGGTGCTGGCGCGCATCTTGGACGACGCGGTGAGGGATCGGCGGCTCGCGGCGAACCCGGCGCGCGGCGTGAAGCTGCCCGTGCGCGCCAGGCGGAAGAATATTTACCTGACCGCCGGGCAGCTCCACGCGCTGGCCGTGGAGGCCGGCCGGTACCGGTCGCTCGTGCTTCTGCTCGGCACCGCCGGCCTGCGATGGGGCGAGGCCGCAGCGCTGCGGGTCAGGGACGTGGATTTCCTCAAGCGCAAGATTGTGCTGCACGAGAACGCGGTCAGCGTGGGCAGCAAGGTCCATGTCGGCACCTTGAAGTCAGGGAAGCATCGAACAATCGCGCTGGCCGGGTTCGTGGTCGACGAGCTCGCCAGAACTTGCGAGGGCAAGGAGCGCGACGAGCTGCTATGGCCGGCACGGTCGGGCGCCTACCTCGGTCCCCCGTCGTCGCATGACTCCTGGTTGTCCGGCGCGGTCGAGCGCTGCCGGAAGACCGACAAGACATTCCCGCGGATCACCGCCCACGCGTTGCGGCACACTGCAGCCTCCCTGGCCATCTCGTCTGGCGCCAACGTGAAGGTCATTCAGCGGATGCTGGGGCATGCGTCGGCGGCCATGACGCTAGACGTGTACGCCGATCTTTTCGACGATGACCTCACTGCAGTTGCCGAGAGATTAGATGAAACTGTGGGCAAACTGTGGGCACGGCAACCTGGCGAGGCCATCTAG